TTCTCACACCTAAGAATCGTGAAAACGCTGCTGTGGAAAGCGCTGTCAGACACAATCCCGTTAGAAACGGTCATCACACCCTCCTGAATCTCTTGTTCAGAGGCTGACTTGTAATAAGAAACGTTGTATTGACCATCCTCCAGCTCACTAACTGAAGTCACCACACCAGTGGCACTAATCGTTCCGTTATTAGCAGGGCTGTATGGACTAGAAGTTGTGGTCACCTTGATGAAGTCACCCGCTCCAAGGTCCAACCCATGCACTGTCGTTGAAAACTGGACCGTATGCGTGATCAGCTTGCGAAGCAGCAAGAAGTAACGGGCAACTAATTTAGCGTGTTCACTATTGGTGCAGAACTGCGTTAAGTCAAAACTTTCAATCGGCAAGACCTCTTCGCCTTTAAGACGAACCTCAATTGAACGCTCTTCTGGCAACTGGTTTTGGCGTTCCTTCCGATAACGCACCACTGCTTTAAAGGGCTGTCGCTCTTCTGCGCTGAGGTACTCCAGCCGAAATGTGTCCTCCAAAATGTTTCCGTCAGTAAACAGCTGCTTAATCGGCACCGCACCAGTCGAAATTATGCCGTCAGAGTTGACCGGCACAGCAGGCTTGATGCTGAACTTGCCGTTGCTGATCAAGAAGTTGCACAAGAAGTTAGGCGCAAGCTGACTGATCAATCCTCTGATGTTGGAGCGGTCAGCAATGGCACCATTGAAGAACAGGTTGTTGGCACGCAAGAATTTAGAGGTTTCTTGCAAATCAGCAACATTAAGAAGATTTGGATCGTCTTCAGTCATATTTAATAGTGGCCCTGCCCCAGCAGTGTCATCTGTCAGCAAATAATGGACAAGATCAGTAAACAGGTTGCTTGGGCCATCCTCTTGGTTGTAAGTAGAGCTGCTGCTATCGGACTCATAGGTTGTTTTGTCGGGATGCAAACGTTTGACATGCACACCTTTTGGCAGCCATACACGCATTTGATCAAGCTGATTAAAGTTACGGCTTGCCTTGATGACTAAACCGGCTGTAGTCATGCGTTGATACGCAGGCACTTGATCGTTTCTTGATATTTCATTTACATAAACAATCTGATGCTCAGGCCCGTTTTGATTAGATTTTTCAACGTTATCTCTATAAAAACTTATGTCAGCTGTTTGGCTTTGACCCTCAAAAGTTCGTTCTGCAGTTTCAAATACAGGAACTGCTTGTACCTGCTCAAGACCTTTGACCTGAAACCTCATTCCAACGTCACGCCCTCTGGTGTAGGGATTGTCTGTGCTATGTACCGGCACATCATCAATTACGTCCTCCATTGCAAAGCCTTCACTGGTATTCGTTGAATCAACGT